GCAAGCTTTTTCTCAAATGGAGCAAATCCCGGCGGAGTTTTAGAGCACCCTGGAGTTGTAAAAGACCCAAAACGTGTAAGAGATAGCTGGAATGCAGTATATCAAGGGAGTTCAAATGCACATAGAGTTGCTGTTTTGGAAGAAGGAATGAAGTTTCAACCAATAGGAATTCCACCTGAACAGGCACAATTTTTAGAAACAAGAAAGTTTCAAATAAATGAGATAGCTCGAATTTTCAGAATACCACCTCATATGGTTGGTGATCTTGAAAAGTCGAGCTTTTCAAATATAGAGCAACAGAGCCTCGAGTACGTTAAATACACACTAGACCCTTGGGTTGTCAGGTGGGAACAGGCAATGCAAAAGGCTCTGCTCTCACAATCTGAAAAGCAACAATACTTTATAAAGTTTAACGTTGACGGACTTTTAAGGGGTGACTATGCTTCGAGAATGGCGGGTTATGCAACGGGCAGACAGAATGGTTGGCTTTCAGCAAACGATATTCGTGAGCTTGAAAACTTAAACCGCATACCTACTAAGTTGGGTGGAGATTTATACCTTGTAAATGGTGCTATGACAAAGCTTGAGGACGCAGGAATTTTCGCAAATACAACAAATAATGGAACGGAGGAAACAAATGAATAAAAAATTTTGGAATTTTACTGAGAATAATGGTGAAAGAACCCTATTCTTAAACGGAGCAATTGCTGAAGAGTCGTGGTACGATGATGAGGTTACCCCTAAGCAGTTTAAAAATGAGCTGTTTTCAGCGGATGGCGACATCACGATTTGGATTAATTCACCGGGTGGAGATTGTATAGCAGCAAGTCAGATTTACAATATGCTGATGGACTACAAGGGGCAAGTAACTGTCAAAATTGACGGCATTGCTGCAAGTGCTGCATCGGTTATTGCAATGGCTGGAACAAAGGTTTTAATGTCACCCGCAAGTCTTTTGATGATTCACAATCCACTTACAGTCGCAATCGGTGACAGCGAGGAAATGCAAAAAGCTATATCAATGCTTGATGAGGTTAAGGAAAGTATTATCAATGCTTACGAAATAAAGACTTCACTTCCAAGAGAAAAGCTTTCAAAATTAATGGACGCAGAAACTTGGCTTAATGCAAATAAGGCTTTAGAGTTTGGGTTTGCAGATGACATTATGTTTAAAGACAAGTCTTCGGAAAATCAGACAGCCACACAGAATAGCTTCACTTTTAGCAGAAGGGCCGTTACAAATTCACTTCTTGAGAAAATTACACCGAAGCAAAAACCAATAGGCACACCAATCGACAATCTCGATAAGAGATTACAACTTTTGAAATAATGGAGGAACATTTATGAATACAGTTTTAGAACTTAGGGAAAAAAGAGCAAAAGCATGGGATGCCACTAAAGCCTTTCTTGACACCAAAAGAGGCACAGATGGCCTTATTTCAGCCGAAGACACAGCTACTTATGAAAAAATGGAGGCTGATGTAGTTAATTTAGGAAAAGAAATCGACCGCTTAGAGCGTCAACAGGCTTTAGATTTAGAGCTTTCAAAGCCTTTAAATTCGCCACTTACAAGCAAGCCAACTTCTACTGGTGATACAAAAACAGGCAGAGCCAGTGACGAGTACAAATCAGCATTCTGGAAAGCTATGAGAAGTAAAAACCATTATGACTTGCAAAACGCACTTCAGATTGGCTCTGACACTGAGGGCGGATATTTAGTTCCGGATGAGTTTGAAAGAACACTAATTCAGGCTCTTGAAGAAGAAAATGTGTTTAGAAAGCTTGCAAAAATTATTACAACCTCAACTGGTGATAAAAAAATTCCTGTTGTTGTCACAAAAGGCACTGCCTCTTGGATTGACGAAGAGGGCGCAATTCCGGAAAGTGATGACAGCTTCGGTAAAGTTTCAATCGGTGCATACAAACTTGCGACTATGATTAAGGTTTCTTACGAACTTCTAAATGACAATGTTTTCAACCTTGAAAGCTATATTGCAAAAGAGTTCGCAAGACGAATTGGCACAAAAGAGGAAGAGGCTTTCTTCATCGGTGATGGCACTGGGAAACCTACTGGAATTTTCAATGTGACAGGTGGTGCAGAGGTTGGAGTTACTGCTGCAAGTGCAACAGCTATAACTCTCGACGAGGTTATGGACTTGTTCTTCAGTTTAAAATCTCCATACAGAAAAAATGCAACTTTTGTGATGAATGACACAACTGTCAAAGCAATTAGAAAGCTAAAAGACGGCAACGGCAATTACATCTGGCAGCCATCTATCACAGCCGGAACTCCCGACACAATTTTGACTAGACCGGTTGTGACATCTTCATTCGTACCCACAATTGCATCTGCTGCAAAATCAATCGCATTTGGTGATTTTAGTTATTACTGGGTTGCAGACAGACAAGGCAGAGCGTTTAAGAGATTGAATGAACTTTATGCTGCAACTGGTCAAGTTGGTTTTATTGCGACACAAAGGGTTGATGGAAAGCTAATTTTGCCGGAAGCAATAAAGACATTACAACAGAAGGTTTAGCAGTATGACACTGCTTGAAAAGGTCAAAGCGAACTTAATCCTTGAACACAATGATGACGATGTACTTCTTCAAAATTACATCACAGCAGCAACGGCTTATGCCGAAAGCTACCAGAAAAAGCCAGAGGGATTTTATACAGACAACCCAATGCACCCGACCACCGAGCAAGCAGTAATAATGCTATCAAGCCATTTCTATGAAAGTAGAGATGGCTCTACTGCTGGCTTTTTCTCTGATAATGTGCAAGCGAGCGAGCAAGTCTGGAATGTTGTTAATATGCTTTTGAGGCTGAATAAGGAGTGGTTAATATAAGTTTTGGGAAATTAAACACAAGGATTGATATAATCTCGACCGAGCCTGTGAAGGATAGCGAAGGTTTTGTGACCACTGGTGATAATATTGTCGCAAGTGTTAAAGCTTATTTTGAGCAGAAAAACTCAACTGAAAAGTGGGTTAATATGTCGCAGAATAGTTCTGTAAATGCTCTGTTCAGATTGAGGGCAATCCCAAATATTGAAATCACCAACAAGCATATTATCGTTTGTGACGAAAAGCGTTACAACATTTATTCTGTGGAAAATGTTAAAAACAAAAGTATGTATCTTGAAATTTTGGGAGGAAGTTTAGATGGCTAAATGCCAATTTAATATGCCAGATGATTTTCTTTTAAAGGTATCTCGCCTTGCTGAAAAAACAGATGAAATTATTCCAAAAGTGCTTGAGGCTGGCGGCGAGGTTGTACTCACAAAAGTAAAAAGCAATCTTCAATCTGTGGTTGGCAATAACACAAAGCTAGAAAGCCGTTCCACTGGTCAGCTTGTTTCTGCACTTGGAGTAACGCCTGCAAAGCAAGATAAAGAGGGCAATTTTAATGTTAAAGTTGGATTTGATGAGCCCCGTTCAGATGGAGGCAGCAATGCTAAAATTGCAAATATTCTTGAATATGGGAAAAGTGGTCAGCCACCTAAGCCCTTTTTAAAGCCTGCAAAAACGCAGAGCAAAAAGTCTTGCATAGATGCTATGAAAAATAAGCTAGAAAGTGAGATTGAGAGCCTATGAGCATTTTATTTGAAATTAATACCCTTATAGAAACAATAAATATTCCCGTAGAAACGGGCGTATTCAGCGGCGTTCCTCCCGATAAATATATTGTAATTACTCCACTTGTTGATACATTTGCAGTTTTTGGAGACAACAATCCTCTGCTTGAGGTTCAAGAAGTAAGGCTGTCACTTTTTAGCAAAAATAACTATACACAAAGAAAAAATCAGCTTGTAAAGCTTTTATTACAGGCTGATTTTACTATTACCGAACGGCGCTATGTAGGGCATGAAAATGATACCGGTTATCACAATTATGCTATTGATGTAGCGAAAGATTACGAATTGGAGGGAAATTAATGGCACAAATTGGACTAAAATATTTAATCTGCTCGGAACTTACTGAAACAGAAACTGTTGCAACATATAACACTGGAATGGTGATGTCAAAGGCAATAAAGGCTGATATTTCTATTGAAATTAACGAGGGCAAGCTTTATGCCAACGATATGCTGGTTGAAAATATAAAGGAATTCAAGTCGGGCAAGGTTTCACTAAACGGCGACCATTTAAGCTACGAAGTGCTTGCCTTGATTTTAGGGCATACACTTTCAACGCTTACGCCCGGAACAGAGCAAAAGCTTGTTGCAAAGGGTGATGATGATGGGAAGTGCGTCGGTGTAGGCTTTTATGCGACTACTATTAAAAATGGCGCTCGAAAATACAGAGCAATTTGGCTAACAAAAGTCAAGTTTGGAATTCCAAATGAAAGCCTTGAAACCAAAGGCGACGCAATTAATTTTCAGACACCAACCGTTGAGGGAACAATCCTTACTGATGTTTTGGGCGTTTGGAAAGAGGAAGCTACCTTTGACACAGAGGCAAAAGCTGTTGCTTGGCTTGATGACCTTGCAAATATAGGAGGTGTAGGATAAATGGATAACGATAGATGCTCGCAAATTTCAATTGGCGGAACAGAATATACACTTGTTCTCACCACAAAAGCCACAAAGGAAATAGCTAAGCGTTATGGAGGGCTTTCAAATCTTGGCGACAAGCTGATGAAGTCTGAAAATTTTGAAGAGGCCCTTGATGAGGTTGTTTGGCTGATTACACTTCTTGCAAATCAAGGAATTATGATTGATAATCTGCAAAATGGTGATAAAAAGCCTTTGCTCACAGAAGAAAAAGTGGAACTACTCACTTCCCCACTTGAGCTTGCGACATACAAAACAGCTATAACGGAGGCTATGTTTAAAGGCACAAAGCGAAATGTTGAAAGCGAGTCGGATGAAAGCTCAAAAAACACACAAGTCGGGTAGAGGATGACGAACTCTTTACCCGACTTATTTATTATGGGACTGCTCAGCTAAACCGTTCTGAAATTGAAGTGTGGTTAATGCCGATAGGAAAACTACTTGATTTATGGACTTGTCATAAGCAATTTATTGGGGTTGAGAAAGCAAGAAGAGAGGTTAGTATTGATGAGGTTGTGCCGATGTAAAGTCAACATTTTATTGACATAATTATGCAACAGTGATAGTATTAGATAAGAAAATATAATTGCTTTTAAAATGAGAGGTTTTTATGAAATTATTAGTTAGTTTTTTTGATATTGTGCAGTGGATATTCATTTATGGTTCACTTGTTTTTGCTATTGTTTTTCTTTTGAAAATTATTATAAATAAAAAAACTAAGTCTTTTAATGTTAGAGGAATAATTGCTATGGTTCTTTGCAGTATATATGTC